GCTGATAATATTCTTGCCACCATTCCCGGTAAACGGATGACTCGCCGAGAAGTTGGTAGAATCGCCCTCCCAGAGATCGCGGTTCAGCCGTTCGGCCCAACCAGCGGTCGTCTGAGCCATCTTCTCTTTCAAGAGATCGCCCAACCGCTCCTTGCCCATGTTCTTGAACTTCTGGATTCCGCTGATCGAAACCGCGCCGCCATACTGCGCCCAGGGGACGTACATGGTGGTGATTCCGTCCTGCGGAGTCACATCAATCTGATCGAAGCCAGAATAGGAGTCGATAGTCCCATTCTGCTCATACATCAGCCCAACGCGGATCTGGTCGCCACCGACGACCTTTTTCTTGATCCGTCCTTTTTCCATCATATAGCTGAACGTCGCATTGGAGTTAGTGACCGCGTCTTGGATTGCTCCAGACTTATGGATCTTATCCCCAGTAAGCGTTAATTCAGCATTATACGACAGAGTGCGTGAAGTCGCTGCCATTTGCTGTCACCTCTTTATGTGCCATAATCGCCATCAATAATAGCGCCGATCTTTTCCTGCGGAGTCATGCCATCGAAGTTCTTGGAGTAGTTTTCTACTGCCGCCTTCTTAGAGCTTGGCTTCGGAGTAGACCGCTTGCCGCTACCTGCTTGACGTTTGACCTTTGCTGTTTCAAGTTTTGCCGCCTGCGCCTTCGTTTCGGCAGCTTCAACCTGAGTTTTTACCATTTTATAGAATTCCTGAATCCCATCATCGGTATTGGCTTGATGTTTCCAATAGTCGCTTTCGATAATGACTGAGATCAGGGAATCCTCTAGTTTTGCGTAATCGGGCTGCGATTGCAGCCACCCAATGCGACGCTGTTTCCCCGCTATTTCCTTTTGTTCGGCCATGAACTGTTCGTACTGCGCTGGGTCGGAGAGTTCTCCATTTTCCATCGCTGTTCGCCGTTCTTTCCGAGCGTTCCACTGTGAGATTTTGTCCCACTGTTCTTGCGCTCGCTGGTCGTCCCAATCGGTCATCGGGTTGTCGGGTCTAGGATCATCGACTACCGACTGCGCCTTGCGCTGGTTCGCCAAGAACTCATTGTTTTGCCTGATGCCATCCTCATATTGCTTTCGCAATTCGGCCATTTCCTGAGTTTTTCTTGTCCATCCAGCCTGCTGCTGCTTGTAGATTTGGAGGTTTTCCGGGGGCAATGTGTCGATATTGCCGTCCCACACGAATTTCTCCGCGCTTGAATTTTCCTCTTCGATCTCTTCATCGACATCACTGGAATCTTCGTCTGCATCAAAGGTCTCTTCGGCATCCTCCGACAAAGGATCTTCCTCAAAGCTTTCTTCAATAGCATCTTCTGACTCCTCGACTTCGATGGTATCCTCTTCAACGGTTTCGTCATTGATAGCGTCGAATGCCCGGTCAATGGGGCTTTGGTCAACGTTAGCCATGATTTCCGTCCTCTCTATATTCCGATCTTCTTGTAGCTCTCTGCCATAGAGTTGGCCACATTCCGATCTCGCCTCTTGTCAGTGGCGGTCTTGCATTCTTTTTGAATTGCCGCCTTTGCGTCCGGATCATTCGGGAGCGAGCTTTTGCTAATCCGCAATATTTCGTCTCGGTGCTTCTTCATCGTTGGGTCGGGGGCGTACATCTCTAGCCCCTTCTCCTCCATCAATTCATTCCTATGTGCGTCGCTCCTCGGCGTAGCGCCAAGCATTTCATCGTATTTCCCAAGTGTTGTTTTATTGCCAGGGACATTGACCCCAGTAACCATTGGGACAGTGAAAACTAGATTGTCATGGCGGGTCATCTTCTGATCACACTTCGGACATTCCACCTCGGGGTTGCCTTTCATGCTCATCCAGAACTCCGTTATCTCTCCGCATTTACATTTCAGGTCGTACATCATGTCGCGCTCGACATTCTAGGCGTTTGCGTTCCCGCCCCGGATTGTGAAATTGCCTGCGCCTCGCTTGTTGGGGCTCCGGCTTCTGGCACTGGACCAGGAGCCGCCCCTTGCCCCTGCGCCTGCATCATCAACAACTGCATCTTCATCTGTGCTGACTGTACCATTGCATCTACAAACTTCTGGTCATTGACTCCGTATGGCTCTAACCATCCACGAACTAGATTCTCATCGGTAAAGTATTCAGGAGCCTGTCCGGCGATTTGCAGCATTTGGATCTTGCCCTGATTCTGCATTTGGCTATTGACAGGAGCCATGTCCTCAAAGTCCACGCTCACATCGAAGTCGCCCATAATCATATCGGGGTCTACAAGCGCACTGAACGTCTCGCCATCTACCCCAATAACCTGTATCGCTCGCTCCTTCGTCATGTTCGCATCTAATGAGTCATTGGCGATCTTCCCCGCCCTGCGCCAACATTCGGCCAGAACCTTCCTGTCGTGGGCAATTCTTGACCCGCTGTATTTCTCGACGTATGAAGCCTCTGTAGCGCTGTCTGCGCCAGATTTCCCCATCTGCGGGTCCGTCATGCCGCTGATCTCTTGGAACGCTCTCTCGGCCCCCTGTAGCGCCTGATAGATAGAGTTGTTTACCGGCGGCGGAGTGTATGGCAAAACGAAATCACTCATTGCGCGCCGCTCGGGAATGTCAAGGCCGATCCACTCCATATCAACATTATTTGTTAGCTGTAAAAGCTGGCCAGCATCCAACTTGTTCTTACGATAGAAGCCTTTCCTAGTGGAATGCTGCGCCTGCCGAACTACGTTCTGATACAGCGTGTTGATTAACTGACAAATCGGAGCCAGATCATTGCCAAGTGGACGCTGATACGGCTTGTCGGTAGTGCCCAATGACGGGCGGAAATCGCTATATGGGGCGCATCCGATCTTCAGTTCAGTCCACGATACATCCCGCAGGAATTTCCCATGACCATCGGCCATGACGTAGTATCGCTCGTTCTCCTGATCGTAGATGTGAATCAGGCGGACGATCTTTCTGTCGCTGTCTCTGCGCTCCTTTGACGGGGCGGACCAATCGCTGCCCTCGGGATCGCTCGTATTCTTTGGCCCGCTTTCGCGCTCTCCGCTTTCCTTTAAATCCTTGGTGTTGTCGAATAGCGGGTCATCCTTGACTGCCTTTAGGCTGCGCGTCTGCTCCTCGGCGATCCACGCATGGTCCTCAAGGTACGCTCCCCCATCGGGGTCTAGGATCATATTCCTATACGGCACCCACCGAATTGAGAAGTCCTCCCAAATCGGGATCTGGTTGCGCGTTATCAGCCTTTCGTCGTCCCCCTCGATCAATGAGCCGTCGAACTTGTTCTTTGCAAACTGTGATGTATCGAGTTTCCCATCGACAATCGGGATAACCTGCTCGCCCTCTTTCTTCGGGGCGGTCTCGTAGATGGGGTTGAACGTGCTTTTCAAATAGCCTTGTGCAATGATCCCCGACTTCGTGAGCAATCGGGAGGTCAACTGCGTATTGTGCATGGGAGAAGTAAGGATCTCGTTCAACAACGCCTCTCGCGCCCTAGCAGGGATAACTCCCTTCACTACTACTTGCCCCCGCTCATCGAGCTTAGGAGATCCACCGGGGCCGGCGACGGGGACTTGAATCTCTTCCCACCCGTCAGCGGTCTTTGGGGTAAGCTTGAAGCGCGGATCGTTAAAGGCAACCTCGGCATTATAGCTCCTGAGGAATGCCCCGAACTTATTGATCGTTACCTCATCGCCCTCACCCTTTGAAAGACCGCTAACACTACCCCATTGCTTGAGATCCTCAAACTGTTCGCTGAGATCCCAACCCTCTTCTTCCTCTTCCCGGCGATTGATCCCCCGCTGAATTCGGTCTGCCCAAACTTCAACGAGTTCGTCTTTATCGCCGGTTATTTTCTTCAGGTCGCTCATTCTGTCTCCAGACATTCAAAGCTGGTATCCATCTTGACCCTGCAATTCCTCTTTGCCTTACAGTGGGAGCAAGAATGCTCGCTATAAGTAACGCTGACGGTTTGCATAGACGCATGGCAGAAGGGACAGGTGTAGGTTACGATGTACATATCGCCCTTTACCTTGCATCCGATGGTCGCGGCAAGAAGAATGTCCTCGTCGGCCTCGTAGTCGTATTCTTCCATATCACCACACACGGATGCCGCCGCGCTCCTGTTTTCTCGCTGTGTCAAGACGCAAGTCCTTTACTGCTTGGGCGAAAGTGCCCTTCATGTTTACTTTTCTGACTTCGTGGAATGCCTCAACTCCATAATCAAGCGCAAGAACTACCGCATCGACTCCATGATTATCCTTCTGCCGGATCTTCTCTGATGCATTCCTGCGTAGCTCAACAGCCGCGCTCGTGAACTTCTCGTATCTCAGATTCTTCATTTCTTTAATCAGGTGTGGAGTTGCCTTGGTCAACAAGAATGTTGGATTCTCTAGGTCGTTCCAATACATCGACTTAATCATATGCGCTACGGTAACATCCTGTCCTCTTCGGCCCTCCTCCAAGTACAGCCCATTCATCTCGAAGATTTCAGCTAGGGTCTTGAGCCCACTTGCCGTCTGCTGGGTCTGTGCCATGATAGATGGGTCTGCGGCAATCCACTCTATCCGCTCCCAGTACGGGCACCGCTTAATGCGCTCTACGTGGTCCGCTACATTTCTACACGGCTCATAAAGCTCCCATGCGGTTTTCACAACTGAGGCCGCGTCTACGGCAAGTACCTCTAGCGCGGATGGGTTCTGGCTCCCATAGTCGTATCCGGCGAAGAATCTATGATTGTTCATGATCTCTTCGGGGCGATATCCGTCGATCAGCATTTTACAGCCGGGAATAATCATCGGGAATACAGGAGTTCCGCCACCGCGCCCGTAATTGATCTCCATCTCCGTCTGCCAACCGTCAGAATCGTAGCTGCCCTCGTAGCCGGGCCGCATTACGGCCTTCTCATGCCATTCTTTCCCAAGCCTATCTGGGTCTTTATGCGGATCGGCACGATAATTGATCTCAAGAACCCACGCACCACTAGCTGTCTGCCACGAGCGCATGCCCTTGGGCCACTCCAGCCCAAGAATATCCATGCCCTTTTGAACAATCGGGTTAATCTCTCTATGCTCTACATCCCCGCCGCCCTTAATATTCAATACGGATTGATTAAAGAATGAACCAGAATCCACAGAGGAGATTGAGAAGTCTTTTCCTCCACCCACGGCAGCCGCACTGACCGCAACCATAGATTCCCTATATTCATCTTGGAACGCAGATTCATCGCTGATATAGAGGCTGAATGTATATTGTCTTGCCTGATTCGCCCCTTGCGGCATGCCGTGGATTTTCGACCCCTGCCATGGTATCGCTAGCCCATCGCCGTTAAATGCGTCAGGGCTGAAATTGAGGCTTCCTACGAGGTTCCCTTTCCCGCTTAGTATATTGGGATCTCGGAGCCATTCCGGGAGATGCTGGATGATAAAGTCCATCCTCCCACCACCTGGGTCTTTCGTTCCAAGAGAAGTCTGCTCAGAGGCGTCAGATTCCTTCTTTGTCTGATATCCAACTCTACGGAATTTCCCTGACATCGCGTGCCAAACTGCAAAGGCACAGGATACCCATGACATCCTGATCTGCCTAGATTTCGGTAGCAACAGGGACTCACAGGCAAGCATATACAGTATAACAATTATGATATACGTATCTCCAGCACCGATCAGTTTCTTTACTGGGTTCGTGCTATCATGCTCGTCCTTGGTATAAACGTGTTTGATAAATTCCCAAATACCGGCATCGGCATACCCATTCTCTTCCGTGCCAGGAAACAGTGCTTCCTTTTGGGCACGGGAAATAGAATTAATGTCTGCCTTGCTCAGTTTTGCCATTATTCCGCCGGTCCTACGAACATCAGGTCAAACAGCGTCATTGCTGTCCCCTCAGAACTGGCAAAGCCCCGGCCTTTACATACCAGACGGGCGTTGCGAAGTCCCAGGTATATGTGCCCGTGTCATAGATGTCGAACGTAGACAGGTAAAAATCAGAAAGAGTTGATGTCTCAAAATCCAGAATGATTCCAATCTTATCTCCCAGGGGAAAATCTGGATTACCGGCAAAATCATACCAGCCGTTTTCATTTTGATAGGCTGTGTTTAAATCTCCGATAAATCCTCCATTCCCAGCGGCTATCGTTACTCCGCCAACGGAAAAACAGCTATTGGTCGAAGTGTCAGAATCTAGCGTCCGACCAATTAGTCCTCCAGCGAAAGTCCCAGACGCAGATACCGTTACCGTTGTGTAGCAGTAGGAGATTGTCCCAGCGTATAT